CTGGCCTCAAAATTAATTCCGATTATGGAAAAAGCAACAAAAGCGGAGGGCGGTGCATCTAAGGCACTTGATTTGGGCATGGGATTGCGCAAATAACGCAATTTAACGCAAAAGTAAGCACCTTTAGATACATCCATAACACCCTAACCTACCTAATCCCTAACTAAAGATTGTAGAAGCTCCGTGATGTTTTCCAGTTCAGTGCCTATTGACGCAAGTAATTGGACCTTAACGCCATTAACATCTGAGTCACTGCGATACTTGTTTAACAAATCCGCTGAGCTAAAGGTATGTGTCTTACCATCCATGCCTTTTAGATCAATACTCATTTTCAATCCTCAATGAATAACCAAGCTTCTGAGACATATCAACACGGTATACTGTCTGAGGGCTATTAGCTTTTAAACCCCCTCGTTCGTCGTTTACCCATTTTGCTAACGTGGACTCTGTTCCAATACGAAAAATACATGTAGTATTATGGCGGTGGTTATAGTTCTCATTTGAATGTTTAAGTAACTCACATTCTAAACCCAGATACCGTTGTTCGTTTCCTGTTTTATCTACTTTAGTAAAGTTCCTATCTACCTTACCAGTTAGTCTTAGAATAGCGTGTTCACCATCCCATAATGCAAAGCTTGGTGCATCACTATATGCACTCAATAAATTATCTTTGGACATACTTCTTTAGTGTTGAATGTGGTATATAATGTAATTGGAAAGGGAAAGAGTTTATATAACACAATTCGATATACCATTATGCCCGTAGGAGTATACCGTAAGAAAACTAAAAAAGGAAATTTTATGTATTTCCGAGATGGAAAACTAATTTCTAAAAAGTCTTACGATATGTCGAAGGCTCGGACATCCTCACGACCGAAACGGGCAAAGTCTAAAACAAATAATAAAAGGAGATCATATAGTATGAAAAGAACAATTCCTCATCCAAGTGTTACAGGTATGGCATCAGGATTAGCAATAGCCTCATATCTGAATCAAGGCCCAATAGTATCTACTGGCATGGCTGGTATATCTGCAAGGGCTGACGGAGTTATCAAGGACATCACAGACGGTGAACTCGGTAAAGCATTTGGAACATTATCTAATAATGCCATTAAGATGATAGGTAGTGACTCAGGCCGTAAAACGCTTGTTGGTGCTTCCTTAGTTGCTATGGCTGGTGCATTTGCACGAAAGCAATTCCCTAACTTAAAACTTGGAGGCTCTAAGCTATACTTTAGGGTATAAGGAGATAACAAATGGCAACAACAATTACGAGAACATTTGACAGCACCCCTACTGACCAAACATATTTCAGTCTCACCGATAATATGTCAAGCAGTAACTTAGGTAATATACAAGTTCCAGATGGCGCAACCCGTATTTCACGTGTAGACTTTACGTTTGCATGTTTTAACCCAAAAGGTTACGAAGTAGTTTGCAGACTATCAGGATCTAATATGTCTGAGCAAAACTTTACTCTTATGGGAGTAGATGGTGATGGAACCGCTGACAGTGGAATAGTTAATACATCAGGCTCATGCGATGTAGCTTTTCCAGTAACCGGTGTCAACAACATTGATTTGCAAGTCGCTATACAGTATGCATCCGGTGGAAGTGCAACCGCTTCATCAGGTGCCGTAACACTGTATTTTGAATGAGCAAAAAGATAGACGACTCAACAGACACCTTTAAAGGTGTAAGCAATAGTTTTCAGTATATAGGAGAACATGTTTACGCCTATACAGGTTCTAAAAGTTTTGACGGTAATGAAACAACAGTATTTGAAGCTACAACAGGTAGTGGTTTAATTAATGCTAAAATACAAGCATCTGTGCAACATGATACATCAGATGATGTATTAGTTAAATTATATCTTAATAATGTTCAGGTAATGGGAGATCTAATTACAAGTGCACCAACTGAAGTATTATTCTTTGACCCTTTCCGTTTACTTATACCGCCAAATACAACAGTTAAAATAACAGCAGATAACGAGGGTAGCACTTCAACCTTACCAATATACATAACAATAACAGGTAAAGTAAATGGATAAATCAATAGTAATTAATGCTAATGAAAGCATTACACAAACAACAGGTAAGACAACAGAACAGTGGCTATTAAGAATAATAGTATTGTATTTGTTATTTGGTGAAAAGGCACAAGGTATGATCTAAATGGTTCAAAGTGGTATAGGACCAAGTAAGAGCATATTACGAGTTAAAGACGGGAACATATACGGCTGGAGTGGGTCTCAAAACTTATCGTCGTCAGCCGTTGTTCTCCTCGATTATAATAATCCGTCTTATTTTTACTTAACACGTGTTAACTTAGGTTTTGACTGGAGTAATCAAGGACCAGCAGAAGTGTTAAGTTATACAATAGAAGTAGATGGCACGGGTTTGTTTATTGAAAAAACTGTGTTAACAGATTTAAACTTAGGTTTTCAGCCTAAACAAATAGAGTTTGTTATTCCACCTAATGCAAGGGTAAGAGTTATGGCTACACAATCAGCCAATAATGGGGCAGTTAGCTGTATACTAACTGGTTTTAGGTTGTAGTATGGCTAAAAAGAATAATTTTTCAGAAATCTTAAAAGACATAAACTGGAATAGAGTAATATTAACAGTTATACCTTTACTACAACCGTTTATAATTTTTGGTTCATGGGTATTGTTTGCAAGGTTAAATAAAAAAGCTGGAGTAGTTTCTAAACTTGTTGCAATAGCTGAAGTAATACCAACAATAGACTTAGGTGTTCCTAAAGAAGTAGTATTAGCAAGTTTATATGATTTTACAGATGATACTTTAGATCTACTGGATTCAATAATAGAAACTATACTCGACCCTGTTGGTATACAACAAGCCAAAGACGATATTAAAATAATGAAAGAAATATTATTAGAAGGAGAAACAACAGTAGGAGATGACTTTAAAGTTAAAGTAACTCGGGAACAATTAACAGATTATATTATTAAATTCTTTGGAGTAGAAGATGACATTGTCGGAAGGCCGTAAAAATGACAAACGACGAGTTCATGGCTGTTTGGGTATTGAGCTTTTTGCTCTACTTGGTGATTTATACTTGGTGGATACCGTATCGGACACAACGCCATATCGAAAACTGGCTAAGAAGTGAAGATAGTGACGAAACATTAGTATTATCTCTACAAGTAATAATAAAAGCAATACGTGAACAAGCATTAGTAGATTTTGAAGAATTTATGCTCCCTCGAGCACGTGAAAGTTTGCAAAAATTTTGGTCTGGGGCTATGGGTAATGCTGTAAAAGAAATTGGAAAAACTGAAGAAGGATCTAAACTTGCTATGGTTTCCAGTATGGCAGATTCTCTTAAGAATGAAAGTTGGTATGTTCAAGCACTGGCCTCAAAATTAATTCCGATTATGGAAAAAGCAACAAAAGCGGAGGGCGGTGCATCTAAGGCACTTGATTTGGGCATGGGATTGCGCAAATAACGCAATTTAACGCAAAAGTAAGCACCT